GCATCGCAGATCTATACGATGCTCCGCAGTCACAAGGGCAAGGTCACGGTCAAGATTGACGGCATTGCGGCAAGTGCCGCTTCTGTCGTTGCAATGGCTGGCGACGAAACCCTCATCGCACCAACGGGAATGCTGATGATCCACAATCCTTCGACGGTCGCTTTCGGCAATAAGGAAGCGATGCAGAAGGCAATCGAGCTGCTTGACGAGGTCAAGGAAAGCATCATCAACGCCTACGAGGAAAAGTCCGGTCTGAGCCGCAGCAAAATCGCCCGCATGATGGACGAGGAAACATGGCTGAATGCGAAAAAGGCGCAGTCCCTCGGACTGGTGGACGGTATCCTCTTTGCGGGCAGCGCTCCGCAGCCGAAACCGGATGAGTATGAAAATCCCGATGAAGATACACCGGAGGAGGATGATCCGAAAAAGAATGATGCAGGTACTGATGCCCCTGATAATCCTTCAGAAGAGGAACCCGATGAAGGGGAAAAGCTGAAGCGTCGTAAGACCGATGATAAGGCAATGACGTATTCGGCAGTAACTGCAATGAAAAGTCTTATGGAAAAGCTCACCGCACATTATACACCTGTTAAGGGTGTTCCGATCGATCAGCTTGAAAAAAGGCTGAATCTGCTTAAGTAACAGGAGGATGATAATATGACTATTCAGGAACTCATGGAAAAGCGTGCAAAGGCGTGGGATACTGCCCGCGACTTTCTTGATTCGAAGCGTAATGCAAACGGCCTTCTCTCCGAGGAGGACAGCAAGACCTATGATGCAATGGAGCAGCAGATCGTTGACCTCGGTAAGGAGATCGAACGTCAGCAGCGTGCGGATCAGATTTCTCAGCAGCTTTCCGCAGCAACAACTGCGCCTATTGTCGGCGCTCCCGGCGCTCATGTAACTGAGCCTCAGAAGCAGGGAACTGCATCCGATGAGTATTCAAAGGCGTTCTGGAATTCCGTCCGTAACCGTAACTATGTCGATGTCCGCAATTCACTGCATATCGGTGAGGATACTGAGGGCGGTTATCTTGTGCCGGATGAGTTTGAGCGTAAGCTCATTGAAGCACTTGAAGAGGAGAATGTGTTCCGTCCGCTTGCAACCCGTATCCAGACATCCAGCGGCGACAGGAAGATCCCTGTGGTGACATCTAAGGGTGAGGCTGTATGGATGGAGGAGGAAGAGGCATATACTCTTTCCGACGATGCATTCGGTCAGCTTTCGCTCTCCGCCTACAAGGTCGGTACTGCTATCAAGATCTCCGAGGAGCTTCTCAATGATTCTGTTTTCGATCTTCCTGCATATATTGCAAAGGAATTTGCACGCAGAATCGGCGCGAAGGAGGAAGAGGCATTCCTTGTCGGCGACGGTGTCGGTAAGCCTACGGGTATCTTTGCTGCAACAGGCGGAGCACAGAACGGTGCAACATCGAACGGTGCGACTATCACCTTTGATGATATGATCGAACTTTTCTATTCCGTCAAGAGCCCTTACCGCAAGAAGTCCGTATGGCTCCTTAACGAGCAGACTGTGAAGGCACTGCGTAAAATCAAGGATAATACCGGAAACTATATCTGGCAGCCCAGCGTTTCTGTCGGCATCCCGGATACGATCCTTAACCGTCCTTATGTGACATCTGTATATGCACCGACTATTGAAGCAGGCCAGAAGGCTATTGCATTCGGTGATTTCAGCTATTACTGGATCGCAGATCGTCAGGGACGCAGCCTGAAGAGACTGAACGAGCTCTTTGCTATGAACGGCCAGATCGGTTTCCTTGCATCTCAGCGCGTCGACGGAAAGCTTATTCTTCCGGAGGCTGTGAAGGTGCTGACGATGAAGGCATGATCACTCTGGCTGAGACGAAAAACTATCTTCGTGTGGATCATACAGAGGATGACAAGCTCATCCTCTCGCTGATCGACACTGCCAAGCGACTGGTGCAGGACGTCGGCAGAATGGACGAGGCGGCACTTGCGGTCAATGAGGAAACCACCCGGCAGGCTATGCTGTATACTGTTTCTTACCTCTATGAGAACCGCAACGGCGCTGACTACCATAAGCTGACGCTGACGCTCCGGGCGCTGTTATTTGCGCAGCGTGAAGGGGTGATCTGATGGAGATCGGAACGCTGAATCAGCGCATCACCTTTCTGGAACACAGCACGAAGATAGACGGCATCGGCAACCACAAAGCCCGGTGGGAGGAGGTTTTCTCCTGCTGGGCTGCCGTGTCCGTAAAGACATCGACGGAAACAACCGAGGCTGGTGTGACGCAGGAAGTCGTATCGCTGGAGTTCACCGTCCGGCAGACACCCGATACCAAGCGCATCAATACCACGACGCACAAACTGCGATTCCGTGGACTGGTGTATGATATTTCCGGTGTGCTGCCGAATTATAAATCACTCGACTATATGAAAATCACGGCAGGTACACGAAAGGCTGGTGAGCAGGATGACTTCGATTGACGATATGGTGGCGGAGATCATGCGCGGTCTGACGGAATATGCAGACCTTGCGGATACAGCCATGAAAGCGGCTGTGAAAAAGACAGCAACCTCCGTCAAGAAGGAAATCTCCGCCAATGCTCCGAAGCGCAGCGGCAAGTACCGCAAGAGCTGGACGACCAAAAAAACGAAGGGGAACAGCCATTCTCTTGAAATGACCGTTCACTCGAAAGACCGCTACCAGCTTGCGCACCTGCTTGAAAAAGGTCATGCGAAGCGGAACGGCGGACGTGTATCCGGCAAGCCGCATATCGCGCCTGCGGAAGCGCATGGCGAGGAAATGCTCACGCAGCTTATCGAGGAGGCACTGTCATGACCTATGAAGAAATCAATGAAATGATGCAGGAGATTGGGATGCCGTTCGCCTATCATCATTTTGCCGAGGGCGAGTCTCCGAAACCGCCCTTTGTTATTTTTCTCTCACCCGGCGAGGATACCTTCGGCGCGGATAACCTGATGTATCACAGCTTCAAGCAGCTTGATGTGGAGCTGTATACGGATGAAAAGTCGCCCGACACGGAAAGCCGTGTGGAGGAAGTGCTGACGCAGCACAATATCTATTATACGAAAACTGAAAGCTGGATCGAGAGCGAGAAGCTCTACGAGGTGCTTTACGAAATGGAGGTATAACAATGGCACTGCAGAAAAACAAGGTGAAGTTCGGTCTGAACAAGGTTCACTGGGCGAAAATCACGGCATGGTCGGACGATGGTGTTCCGACATTCGCAACGCCTGTGCGCCTGCCCGGTGCAGTATCGCTTTCCATCGATGCCAACGGCGAAAACGAGAACTTCTACGCTGACAACAGCGTGTATTATGTCATCAACAACAACGCAGGCTACGACGGTGATCTGGAGGTCGCACTCATCACAACCGACTTTGCAACGGCAATTCTCGGTGAGCAGCTTGATGCAAAGGGCGTTCTGGTGGAGCGCAACGATGCGGAAACATCGCAGTTCGCACTCATGTTCGAGTTCGACGGTGACAAGAACCACATCCGCCATGTGCTTTACTGCTGCTCGGCTTCCCGTCCTGCAACCGAGGGTGAGACCACAGAGGAAAGCAAATCCGTCAAGACGGAAAAGCTGTCCCTCAATGCATCGGCTCTCCCGAATGGTCTGGTGAAGTCCAAGACCTGCGAAAGCACTGACCAGACGACCTACGACAACTGGTACAACGCTGTGTATATGCCGACTGCTGCAACCAACAACAGCACCGGCACTCGTTCCACATCGACCAAGTCCGGCAGCGCGACTGAGTAAGGAGGTACAGCATGGCTATCAAGAAGAATATCACGGTTGACGGTATCGAAGTCCCGTTCAAAGCGAGTGCGGCTGTGCCTCGCCTTTATCGCATCAAGTTCCGCAGGGATATCTACAAGGATTTCGCTGCGCTTCAGACCTCTGTGCAGGAGGGTGACGAGGAAGGCTCCAATCTCGACATCGAGAGCCTTGAAGTGTTCGAGAACATCGCCTACATCATGGCGAAACACGCTGATCCGGAGAACGTCCCGGACAATCCCGATGAATGGCTCGAAGCGTTCAACACGTTCTCCATTTATGAGGTGCTGCCGCAGCTTATTGAACTGTGGGGACTCAACGTGGAGACGCAGGCGGAGTCTAAAAAAAACATCGAAAAACTGACCGCCCGATGACAACGCCCCTCTTCCTTCTCCGATGTGTGCAGATCGGGCTGTCCCTCTCGGAGCTTGATCTGCTCACGATCGGA